TGGGTCACATCAGAAATCAACTTGCAGATGCTATCAATAAATTGAACTCTGTTCGTTTATTTGAAACACTAACTGGACTATTCCATACTGCTCTTAATGCTCATCGTCTTGAGAAGCAATTAGCTGGTTCTGGTGCTACTGCTGAAGCGAACTATCTTACTGCTGCTACTGTTGCAGAAGCTCGTTCAAAGTTGGGAGAAAGAGGAGAAGAACTTGATCTTCTTATCGTTCATCCTTCTGTTGCTTACTACTTATATCAAGTAGGTTTACTGACATTCTCTACTGCTGCTTTAGGTGCTGGTGGTGCAGTAACTTGGGGTGGCGGTGGTGTTGGTGTAACTGACAAATCAATCGGTCAATTTGCTGGTTGTACAGTTATTATCGACTCTCAGGTAAACACTAACGATCCTACAACTACTGGTAATCGTCAAGAGTTCCGTTGCTACTTAATGAAGTCAGGAACAATTCTTGAAGGTGTTCAGTCTGAGCTAGGTATTGAAGCAGAAAGAAACATCTTATCTAAGCAAGATGTTATGTCTGTTGACTACCACAGTGCTTATCACGTTATGGGTACTAAATGGGGCAACGCTGCTGATAACCCTGCTAACTCAGCACTAAGAACTGGTTCTAACTGGTCTGCTACATATGATATTGACCAAATTCCAATGGTTGAAATCTTTGTAAACACACCATTAGACAATGGCCTAAAGTCTTAATCTGTATTAAGATTAAATTGCAAGACAAAGCAGTAAAGAACCTCATCAATTATTGGTGGGGTTTTTTCTTTACGCTACAATAAAACTAAATTACTTTATAGATCGTGGCAGCAACTATAGACTCAACAATAAAAGGAGCTAATGCTAACAGCTATGCCAGTTTGTCAGACTCGAATGATTATTTTGATACCTCTCCAGACTCTTCAACTTGGTCAAATAAAAGTGATGACGAAAAGAAAAGAGCATTAATATCAGCTACAAGATGGATTGAAACTTTAGTATTTTATGGAGATAGATGTGATGAAGGTCAGGCACTTAAATTTCCTAGAACTAATTATCAGGTAGATGGAGTTGAATTAACTTGTTCATTAATTCCTAATAATATTAAATATGCACAATATGAATTAGCTAGAGCATTGGCAAATGATACTGATGCTATTACTGGAACTACAGGTAAGGATGGTAATTTTTCTGAAGTGCAACTAGGAGATTTGCAGGTTAAATACAATACTGATAGTCAAGGAACTGGTTCTGTTAATAATATTTTAGATGTTTACCCGTGGTTACAAAGTTATCTTGGTGCGTATATGCTAGGTGGAGCAGGTAGTTTTCAAATGAGGGTGGTTAGAGGATAATGGCAGGTCAACTAGATTCATTATTTAAGAATGTTGCTAAAAGTTTAGTATCTGACTTAGGTACTTCTTTAGATCACACTATTACCTATACAAAAAAAGCATCAGCTAGTTATAACACTTCTACAGGTGCATTAACTACAACTGATACCAGTTATAGCATAAAAGCTCCAATAACATTTGTTAGAGCAGAAGAAGAAACTGGTCAGGAAATGAGACAGGCAAGACTATATATAACACCAGATCAGATAGGAGATAATCAAGCAGATTTAGATGATGAGATTACATTAACTTTTGCAGGTTCTAGTAGAGTCGCACAGATAGTTGATATTGACACTAAAAAAGGTGGACAGGTTTATCTTTTTATTATCTTGGTGCGTTTCTAATGGCAACAAAATTTCTAAAGGATTTACCAAAAGATCTAGACAGAAAAATTAGTAGTGATTTTAATAAACTTATAAAAGATGTTCATTTTGAATTATCTAATCGAAATGAAGCCGAACCAACAACAATGCCTGTATTCACAGGATTTTTTGCTTCTAGCTGGAAGGCACAGAATAGTCCAGTATCAGCTAATCATAAAGTAGAAAATTATGAACCCTGGGCTACTCAAAGACAGCTAGTATGGAAAGCATATTCAAAAGGTCAAAAAATTAGACCACCAAAACCAGTTGTTAGACCAAGATTTCCTGTAGGATCAGGAAATAGAGTATTTAATTATAAAAAAACAGTTTTTATTGGAAACAAAGCAGAATATTCTCAATATGTTTTAGAAAGTGGAGAAATTCAAAGGTTTGTTCAAGGTCAATTAGGTCGTTTGATAAAAGAAAATATGTCAGATAAAGGTAAACTATTTATAGGAGGAGGAGTATCAGAGAAGTTCTCAGGTACTACATATACAGGATTTGAAGCATGACTTTAGTAAACACCAGAGCAGCATTTGAAAAAGCAGTAACAGACGCAGTTGCGTCAGCAGATAATACTGTTCAGATGGTTTATGACAATGTTCATTACACAACTCCAGGAAAAACTAAAAAATATATTTTGATGAGTTTGAATTTTACTCAATCGACACAACAAAATCAGGGGGCATCATCAGATTATTATGCTGGTGTTATTCAATGCAATATTTACGTTCCAAAATCAAAAGGTACTTCTGTTTTATCTGCGATAGGGGAAGCGGTTATTGATGGTTTGACTTCAGTAAATGCTTCTAATTATTCAGATACTTTTAGTTGTAAACCTAGAGTATTAGATATTAATGGCCCAACTCCATTGGAAATAGAGGATAGAAGTCATTTCATTGGAATAATATCTTGTCAATTTACAGCAAACGCCTAGTATAATAGAATAGCAATCTAATAAATTTATGGAAGCGATTGAACTGCTCAAGAACAAATTTGGTGTAAGCCAAAAATATTTATACGAATTAAAAGAAGGAGATGTAACAGTTTTAGAAATTTATTGGAATCCGTTAACTATTGCAGAAAGAGAATCTATTGTTGCAAAATCTGGAGACTCAGGAACTAATGATGATTTTGCTTTGAATCTTATGATCACAAAAGCATTAGATAAAGAAGGTAAAAGATTATTTCAAGATGGTCATAAAGCTGCTTTACGAAGAGAAGTAAATGCAGGAATCTTGCAAGATGTTCAACTTGCAATGTTAAGTTCTGGTTCTGAATACAAAGTGGAGGAAGCGAAAGCAATTTTAAAAAGCTAAAAACGATTGGTTTTTTATGTTTTTCTTAGCGTCAGAACTAGGAATGACTATAAAAGAACTGACCAGTAAATTAACGCAGGAAGAATATATAAATTGGCTTGCTTACTATGAATTAAAGAAAGAGTATGAAGATAAGGCTTATGAAGATGCAAAGAATAAATCACGAGCAAGAAAACGCTAAAAGCGGTACACTAAAGTAAAGTTTTGGTTTTAGGTCGAATCCAATGGCAGGAGAGTATGGTGTAAATATAAATTTAAGAGTTAAGGGGCAGTCTGGTCTTGATAGATTAAACACAAAAGTAAAAGAATTAACAAAAAGTGTAGATAATATTCGTCAAATAAATATAATGAATCCTCGAAATACAGGGGGAGCAGCAGGAAAAGATTCTCGTGATGAATTAAAAAAATATCGTCAAGATATGGATGATATTGTCAAAAGTGTTAACAAAGCTAAAGGAGCATTTGGGGAAACAGCTAATCAACAAATGGCAGTATCAGATGCTTTAGAAGAATATACCAAGAATGTAACTGTAGGAACAAAAGCACATAAAGACGCATTAGCAGCAACAAATAAACAAAACACAGCATTAGGTCGAGAAACAATTCAAATTAATAAAAACACAGATGCACAGATTAAAAATAATAAAGCACAATCTCAGGGTAATAGACTTGATAAATTTAATAACAAAGGAACTGGAGCAGCACTGAAAAGTGGATTAATCTCTGGAGCGTTCCCATTACTGTTTGGACAAGGCCCGATTGGAGGTGCTGCTGGTTTTGCTGGTGGTTTCTTGGGAACAAAGATGGGTGGTCAAATGGGAGGCTTTGCAGGAGGTCTTGTCGCTACTGCTGTTCTTCAACAAGTAACAACTTTGATTACTAATATAAATGAGTTAGGAAATGCTTTTGATGAAATAAATCCTAATATAGACAAGCTAACTACGTCATTAGGGTTAGCTGGAACGGCAGAAGCTAAAAGATTAAAATTTATAGAAAGAACTCAAGGTGCTCATGTTGCTTTGGCTATTGCTACTGAAAAAATGACTAAGGTTGTAGGAAAAGATGGGGTAGAAACTTTAAGAGAATTTGCAGATACTAGCGAATTATTAGGCAATTCATTTAAGAAAACAATGTTAAAATTTCAAGTCGCTATGGCTGATCTTTTTAATAGTTTAGGAAAATTTCTTCCAGGAGCAGGAAAAGCCAAAAGTGTTGAGACAACTAGGTTAGCAGAAATTGGAGGAGCAGGAAAAGATCCGTTTTTACAAGCTCTTATGGCTGAACGAGAAAAGATTGAGTCAGAATTAAAAATAATTCAAAATCAAAATCTTGATAAAAAAATAAAAGCAGATGCTGTTGGAGCTTTTGGATTTTCTAGTGGAGGATTATTTCCTTCTCAAATAACGAAAACTGCTGAACAACAAATTAATGAGCAAGAAAATAAGGTCAACTTAGAATTAAAATCAAAAAGTTTAAGTGATGAAATTAAGTTAAGAGAAGAAAATTTTGCAAAGATAGGTAAAGGTATTGAATTAGACCGAGTAAGGCAAAATATTCTTGATGAAGGTTTAAAAACTATTTTAGATCAAAATGTGTTTTTACAAAATCAACTTGAGTTAGGAAAACAAGGTGCGGAAATTGAAAAATTAAAAGGTGAATTGGCAAAACAAATGAAAATAAAAATGAGTGACTTAACTCCAATACAAGTCCAACAAATAGAAAACTCAGTAAAAATGAGAGATGAGCTACAAAAATTAAATGATTTATATGGAAGTATTGCTTCAACTGTAGAAACAGGTTTAGTTGATGCGATAGAAGGAGCGATAAATGGTACTAAAACTCTTGGAGATGTTGCTCGTAGTGTCTTTAGTCAAATACAAAGATCCCTTATATCTTTTGGTGTAAATGCTTTTCTTGGTGGACTTCCTGGGATTGGTGGATTTTTTAGAGCAGATGGAGGACCAGTTAGCAGAGGTAGAAGTTATATTGTTGGAGAACGTGGCCCTGAAATGTTTACTCCTGGTTCTAGTGGTCACATTACTCCGAACCACGAAATGGGTGGAGGATCTACAAATGTTGTTGTTAATGTAGATGCTTCTGGTTCTAATGTAGAAGGAGATGAAGGAGAAGGGCAAGCCTTAGGACTAGCATTATCAGCAGCGATAGAATCAGAATTAATTAAGCAAAAAAGACCTGGAGGTTTACTTGCATAATGGCTACTTTCCCATCAATCACACCCACATACGGACAACAAAAAAGATCCTCACCAAATACTAGAACAGTTCGTTTCGCTGATGGTTATGAACACAGAATATTATTTGGACTAGCTGCTCATCAGAATCCAAAAGTTTTTAACTTTACATTCAACGTATCAGAAACAGACGCAGATACGATAGAAGGATTTTTAGACAGCAGAGCAAATGACAGTGCCAGCTTTACTTTTACTCCACCAGGAGAAGGTTTTACTAAAACAGGAACTTATTCTCAATCAGGTACTACAGTAACAACTACCATTTCAAGTCATGGTGTAGCTGTAGGAGATGAATTAACTATTGATTACACTTCTGGATCGGCAACTGATGGTACATTTCTTGTCGCTTCGGTTACTGATTCAAATGTCTTTACTGTTACTGCTGCTGCCAGTGCTACTAACAGTGGGAATGTTTCGATTACTTTATCGGGTGCTGGACAATATGTTTGCGAAACTTGGTCAAAATCTATACCATATAACAATAGAGCCACAGTACAAGCAACATTTAGAGAGGTGTTTGAACCATGAGCAGTTCTGCTATTGTCAGTAATCTTCAAAATATAAATCCGTCAGCAATAATTGAATTATTTGTACTTACTTTGAAAGAAGGGCTAAATTATGCCACAGGAAACCCAAATAGTGTTACTACTATATATAGATTTCATGCTGGCTCTTCTTTAAAAGATAATGGGGAAATAGTTTGGGCTGGTAATAGTTATCAAAGGTTTCCTATAAAAGCTGAAGGGTTTGCTTTTCAAAAAGGAATGTTACCTCGACCAACTCTTACAGTATCAAACGCATTGGGAACAATCACATCTATTTTATTATCAGTAAATGAAGTCAGTGTTGGTAATGATTTAACAGGTGCAACTGTTACTCGTATAAGAACTCTTGCAAGATTTGTTGATGCTGTTAATTTTCCTAGCAATGTAAATCCTTACGGAACACCAGATGCTACAGCAGAGTTCCCACAAGAAATATATAAAATTGATAGAAAATCAGCAGAAAACAGAGAAGTAGTTCAATTTGAATTAGCTTCTGTGTTTGATCTTGCTGGTATTCGTGCTGGTAGACAATGTACTAGAGCAGAATTTCCTTCTATTGGTACGGCTATAGGATGAATTGGAAAGAAGCTGCACTTAATCATGCTGAAACAGAAGATCCAAAAGAATCTGTTGGTCTTTTGTTAAATATAAAAGGTAAGGAAAGGTATTATCCTTGCCGTAATCTTTCTATGACAGCACATCAATGTTTTATTCTTGACCCAGAAGATTATGTGAAAGCTACTAATTTAGGAGATGTTACTGCTGTTGTTCACAGTCATCCGACAACACCTCCAGAAGCTAGTCAGGCAGATAAAGTAGCGTGTGAACAAAGTGGACTCCCGTGGTATATTGTTAATCCAAAAACAAAGAAATGGGGTTATTACGAACCACAAGGCTATGAAGCACCTTTACTTGGTAGACAATGGGTGTGGGGTATTACAGATTGTTGGAGTTTAGTTAGAGATTATTACAAGCAAGAAAAAGGTATAGAGTTGAAAGATTATGAAAGAACGATAACACCAGAAGAATTTATGAAAGACCCTTTATTTGAAAATTACGCTTGGCGAACAGGATTTAGAGAACTTAGACCAGATGAAAAATTACAAGCTGGAGATGTCTTATTGATGAGTATTTTAGATTCAACTTTAAATCATGTAGCTATTTTTCTTGGAGATGAAGTATTACATCATTTAACCGATAGACTATCTTGTAGAGAACCATATTCTCCGTGGTTATTAAAA